ATTTCTTCGCTCATGGTTGCTCTTTCTCTGGCGCAATACCGGTTACGTCAGCGGTCTGCGCTACTTGGCGCTAGACCAGTCGCAAGACACGCCGCTCCCAGAGCTGTTGCCAAACGTCACCACGCATCGGGTGCCGTCGTCCATCGTCACAGGCGCAACGTATGTCATGACGTTTCCTGGAGCCACAAACGATTTCCAGCCCTTCGGCGCGGCGCCAGCCTCGCGCTGTTCGACGCTGCAGCCAGAGCATGCCAACACAAGCGCAGCAACAGCCCAGCGTCTAACTACTCGATCAACCTGACAAGTTCCAGCGGGTTTCTTTTTTTCCATTTTCCTTCTCCTGTAGCGCCGTCATTGGCGCGGTTAGCTCGAACGTTAGGCGCGCCGACTTTTGCGTTAGATGCGCTGTTTTTCATTGTTGTGCTTTACGCGCGAAACCGCAAGGCACGCATACCCCGCTTTGCTGCGCGCCAGGGCAATCGGGTCGTCGGTGCGCTCGTAGGGGCTGACTTGTCCCCCGCCGAGCAGGACGGCGATATCGTGCATGGCGGAGTCGAGCCACATCGATGTCTCGCGCTCTTTGCGCAGGGCGCCGTCGAGCGCGTCGAGCGTTTCTGCGGCGAGAAACAGCGTGGCGGCTTCGCCTCCTCCGGACTCCATGGCAAAGGCCATGGTCGCGAGCTTTTCAGCGAGGCGCTTGATGCGGGCGGGATCGGTTTCGGATGGGTTGGTGTTCACTGTATTTATCCCTGCTTCTTCTGAGTTTCCCCGCCAGAGAAAACAACTACAGCGCGAATAAAGGCATCCCACTCTTTGCGACTAAAACGCATTGGCTCCAGTTTCTGCTCGTAGCCATACCAAAGCCCGCAACTGCTTATCTCGATTGCTCCATTTTCCCCATTCCACCACGCCCCACGCATTGAGCTCCCCCACTCAAGTCGCGACATGAAAAACGGCATATTGCACATTAGCAAATACCACAAATACTTGTCATCATCCTTGATATAGTCGAAAGTCGTCCGATTTGTGATTGCATCGCAAACCTCGACGGCCATCTTGGCAAATAGCTCCATCATTGTTGTGTCGTAGGTCGTAAAGTCAAATATGTGCTCTCCCAGGTATTCCAGGCGGCTATACTTTTCTCCGCCTTCTTCTGCCTCCACTGCATAGCTGTGCTCAATGAGTTCTAGGTAGTCCATGGTTCCCCCAATCAAAAATAAACAATAGTCTACTTGCACAGTTGCCGCAATTGCTGCACGCGTCGCACGCTTACGCCAAGGCGCGGGGCCGGGGCGGCGGCGTCTTCTTCAGCCGCCGGCGCGGCAATCTCGCGCAGCAGTCGGCGCTTGGTGTGGGCGGCGATGTAGATTCGCGTCGCGCCGTGCTCGCGGCGCACGGCGGCCTCGAAGCGGTCCCACACGTCCGCGGGAACCTCCGGCAGCGCTTGCCGGGCGGTCTCGATGATTTCGCGCAGGCTATCGCCGGACACGGGACTTTGCGGCGCGAGCGGCCATCATCGCGGCGAAGACTTGCGCGGCGGTGTCGGCTGCGGTGGTGGAGGCCGAAGCCTCGGCAGCCGCGGCGACGTGGCTGCTGTCGCTCGGCAAGGGCACATTCGCGTCTTGCGCCTTGCCGTCCGCGCGATCAGCGGCAGCGCTGTCTGGTGGTGTGCTGGCTCCGGTGGCCAGCGGCCCGGCCAGACGACACGCGGCAAGCGCGAGAATGAGGCAGTCGAGCGCTTCGTTGCGTGGGCGAATCTGCTTCCACTCGCTGAAAACCCGAGAGCCGCGGATGCGCTTGACCAGCTGCTCGGCGGCGAGCTGCGCGAAATACTCGTCGTCGAACGCCGGGTCGGCCGGAAAGTGCAGGTAGCCCGGGCCAGGCGTCGGCAGCTTGAGGCGCGCATAGATGAGCGACTTGGCTTGATCGACGCCGAGCGGCTCGATCGGCTGCCCCTTCTTGCGGCGCACGCGCAGGCGCATCTTGCGGCGACGCTCGTCCTCGATCAACGGGCGGCCCATACCGGTGACGCCCTTGGTAGGCAGGGACCACCGTTTGCCGTCGCAGAACGCCATGGCCATCGAGGTGTTGTAGCCCGCGTCGACGCAGACCATGGCCACGCGCGTGTCGCGCAGGTACTCGTCAAGGTCTTCCCAGGGGCCTGGCGTGGCGGTATCTCCAGGGAAAATCTCATGATCGAGGAGCCACCCCTCCTCGCCGTTGCCCCAGGCAACAAGCGAGCATTCCAGGCGGTCTTTTTGCACGTCGACGCCGGCAGTGAGGCGGCGCACCTTGCGGGCGGCGCGCAGCGTGTCGAGGGTGTAGGGCTCGACGCGCGAGAGCACGCTGGCGGCGTCGGCGCCGTCGCCTTCCTCTGCCCAGACTTCGCCGAGATAGGTGTTGACGAAAGCCTTGAGCGCGGCGGTATCGCCCTGCACGTCCACCCACTTCTGCGCGATCTGGCGCCAGCCCAGGCCGAGACCTATCGGGGCGTACAGCGAGTTGATATGGTAGCCGCGCACCAGCTTGACGCGCGGGCGCTCGGCGATCCACCGGCCGCGCGCCAGCAGCGTCGGCTTCTCGCCTTCGAGGATCTCGGCGCCGCAGGATTCGCAGACGTACCAGGCGTCCACGACGACCTTGGCTTCTGCGGCGCCTGGCGCAGTCGATTCGGCAACCTCGGTGCGGTATTTGAGCTGGTCGAATTTGAGGTGATGGAAATCGCCACAGTGCGGGCAAGGCACGTGGTAGCGGCGCCGGTCGCTGCGCTGATAGCCCTGGTCAATGCGGGATTCGTCGGCGTTGGTTGGCGTGGAGACGAGAAAGGTCTTGGCGCGCGAAAAGGTGCGCTGGCGGTTTTCAATCAGCGTCATCGGGTCGCCCTCGCCTCCGACGTCCCACTTGTACGCGTCCACCTCGTCGCAAATCACGTAGGGCAGGTGATCAAAGCGCAGCGAGTCGGCGCTGTTGGCGCCTGCCTTGATGATCCTGGCGTTGGCTCCGTACTCGAGAATGTCGACGCGGTTGGCGCTGCTGCGCGAGGCGCGGCTCACCAGGTCGGCAAGCGGCGGGTTCTCGCCGATCATCTTGGCCAGGCGCGGATTGAATGATCGGTCACGCAGTTCGAGCGACGGCACGACGACAAGCATGTCGCGGTTGCCCAAGTGGGCCATGCAGTAGCCGAGCCAGTTGAACATCGCCTCCGTGCCGCCGACGCCGGAAGACTTGATGAATACTACGGTGCGCACCGGGGAGTGCTCGGAAAGATCGTCCTGAATGTCGCGCAAGTAGGGGGTGAGGTCGGTCCGCCACTTGCCTGGGGCGTTGGTGCCGGCAATCAGCCAGCGGTGCTTGTCCGCCCACTGCGAGACGGTCATCAGCGAGCGCGGCCTGGCGCCCCGGCGAAACCGCGCGCCGAACTCGGGCCGCCCGCTGCTCGCGGCCGCCGCGCGCCGGCCGATGTCGTCGAGCAGGGTATGCACGGCGTCGGAAAGCAGGTAGTGCACCCGGGTCTCGTCGTGCTCGCCTTCGATGGCTTGCGCGAGCCGCGCGGGGACGGTGCGCAGGACGTCGGCCAGCAGCGCGCGCACGGCAAGCGCGGCGCGCAGCAGGTCGGCGGCGCGCCGAGTCTGTTCCGTAGCCTCGTCAAGCTCCCGGCGAGCGTCGAGCGCCTTGAGGCGCGCGCGCTCGGTTTGGAGTTCGGTGAGGGTGGCGGTGGTCATTGCGGCGCGGCTTCTCTTCGCGATCCGCACAGAATAGCCAGGTCAACCAGCCACCGAGCCAGGGCTGGCGGGGTGTGCTCGCGCTCGGCTTTGCTGATGTGCGGGCGGTGGTCGTGACGTTTTCTGGATTGCACAACGTGCGTTGCGTCTCCGAGCACGTAGGGGATATCGGGGATGTCGGCTGGAGCGCAACCAACGATGTAAAACCACGATGCTTTTTCCGCCTTGTGCCCAAACCATTTTTGAGGCACGGCGAGCGTCCATCCGTCGCATTCGTCTCGACAGCCTGGCCGCGGAAGGGAAGCGGCTTGCCATAACGTTGATCCCGCAGGATGCTCAAGCACCCCACCGAACGATCTAACCATATCAACGGCAAACAACGCCAAACCCTTCTCATCTGGCCGCGTTCTGGTCGCAAAGTGGCGCAGCCTGCCCCATGCGCGACACGGCGGATGCGCAACAACCGGGTAGCCTCCTGGCCAGTTCCTGGCGTCGCGTTCCGCGTCCCATACGTCAACGCCATCGATTTGCTTGTAGACGCTATCGGTCCGCGCGAACAAAACGGCAACTCTCATCTTGCCGTCGCCAACGCCTGCTTGAGCGCGGCGTCGAAGTTGGCGTCGAAATCGCTTTGCATGATCTCCGCGGCAATCTTGTCCATGTCGATGCGCCGACGATAGACCGGCGTCGGGATGGCCAGCAGGAGAAGCTTGGGAAAGCCGCGCGCGTCGGTGGCCCACAGACCACGCCGGAGCTTGTTGGCGCCCTTGCCGTCCGACCAGCGAATGCGGCCGGCGGCCTTGGCGTTACGCCGGCTGCGCGCGCTTTGCGTGGCATTCTGGTAGGGGTCGCGGAAGAGGCGCAGCGCGGCGTAAATCTGCTGAGTCTGGCCGCGCGACAGGTTGCCGTATTGGTCGAGCTTGGCATCCGGGCCGGGCACCAGGTACTCGCCGAGACCGATCAGGCCGGCATCGGTAAAGGCGTTTTCCATGCGCTTGCGCAGGCGCGTGCCGCCGGCGAACTGGTGGCCGAGGATTTCGGCCATGGAACGGATGTTCTTGCCGCCGATCTCGCGATCCTTGAGGTACACGGCGGCTTGCAGCTTGGCCTTTGTGGCGGGGGATATGAACAGGCTTTTCATAACCAGCGGCGTCGGGCGGTCGAACTGCGCGGCCATTTCGGCGAGCGTGGCCTCGCGCACGGAGCGGGCGGTGGTGTTGAGCGCTTGCGAAGCGGCGAACGGGATTTGTCGGGCTTGCTGGCCAAGGCTGGCGGCCAGGGCGGAGAAGCCTTCGAGGCGCACGGATATCGTGGTCATGGCTGGCCTATCGGGTCATCAGGCTGGAGAGGTGGGAAGGATTGCCGGTCGGCGGGTGTTCGTAGAGCCTGCAGCGCGCAAGTGGGGTGACGTGGAGACGGCAGAAGACCGTGCATAACTCGCTGACGTATCCCACTGAGGACCATCCTGCTAACGATCGGCGAGCCTCGGACAGATACCGGCACCCGGCGCAGGAGAACGGAGGTTCGGCGTGGATTACGGTGGCGGCGGGGATCATGGTCTTGCTTCCTTGCTGGGGAGGGTGATTTGCAGATCGTCAAAGCTGAAACTGGCGCCCGGCGCGGCGGGCAGGTGACCAACGGTGTGGCCGGCTTCGCTGGCGTGAAAGTCGGTCCCGCCGGCCAGGCCGTTGCGGATGGCGCGATCGACGGCCGCGGCCCCGAAGGCCTCGCGCGCGGGGTCGGCGGACTGGGCAACGCGCGGCATGGCTTGGCGCATGGGCTTGGCGGGCGCGCTCATCGCAGCGGCCCGCTGGCTTTGCTGGTGGCGCATTCCCGCTAGTCGAAGATGCGCACACGTTTTGGCATGACGACATTGAACCCTTTGGCGCGCAACCCTTCGACGGTTTCCGATTTCCCGCCGGGGAGTCGGCACAGCATCCCATCGGCCTTGGTTATCGTGTAAAGCAGTGGATGCCCATTCACTCGCATCAATTCGCTGTCGTGCCATGGGATAGTTGTTTCGTGCGAGTGGCTCATAACGTGCTGCCTCCTGAAATGGAAAAGGTGCCCGGATAGGCAGATTGGTCAGAGGTCCGGGCGCTGGCTCTGTGAAAGGTGCGGTTATCGTGGCGGCCGAAGCCGCCCCGCCCCGATCTGCCATCGGTATCACGTATCAACAGACGTGCTCTGTATGGCATGGTGGTCATGCCGCTTTCTTTCCCGCCAGGCGCAGGCGGCGCAGCGCGCGCGGCATCTCGCGGCGCAGCGTGCGGCCCAGCGCCTTGACTTGCTCTTCGAGTAGCGCGCGCCGGGATCCGGGGTCGCTCTGCACGGCGAGGCGCGGGGCGGTCTGGTCGACGAGGCGTTCGAGCGCGCCGCGCAGCGTGGCGCCGAGCGCCTGCGCTTCGTCGTGCATGGCGTCCGCCGGGTAGCGCTTGTGCGTGCGCAGCTGGATCGACAGCCGGGCGAGTGCGTTTTGCGAAGCCAGCAGTGACTGGGTGTAGTCGGCGAGGCGGGGCGCGCCGTCAGCGGGTGCAGGGGTGGTTTCGGTGGCGGCGTCGGCGGGGATCTCCGACAGGTCGTCGGCGTCGCCCACGTCGGCGCCGGCGCATTCGGCGGCTTCCGCGTTGTCGCCGAGGCGCGCAGGCGCGCTACGGGGCGTTGCGGAGGCTGGGTGGGCTTCCGGTATGGCCTGGCCGCGTTTCGCGGCGTGGCGCGCCAGGACGTCAGGCCGTAGGCCCGGCTTGGTGGCTTGCCAAAGTCGCATGCTGGCGTCGACGTCGAGGAAGCCGCCATCGAGATGCAGCCGGCCGGCGGCGATGGCCCGGCTGATGGTGCTCTTGTGCACGCCGAGGCGCCTGGCAAAGGCGGCCGGGGTTTCGCGGAGCGGGATGGCTTCCACTTCTCTCTCTCTTCTTTTCAAGA